CTCCCAATCCTCACCGATAGCAGTGAGGAAGTTCGCCATACGATTCTTCATGGCCTGTGCCTTGGTTGCATCGTAGTCCGCAGGCGGGACAAACAGGTTCGTCCATCCGGCGTACACGTTAGCAACCTTCTGTCCGTTGCGCTCCTCCTCATCCTCATTTACCTGAATACCAAGTGCGAGGTAGGGAGTACCATGGGGAAGTGCCTTGCTACCGTCGATGTTCTCTGTGGTCTTCCACTCAGCCTTTGCAACGTGGGCCTCGTAGGTACCACTCGGAATCGCGGGGAAACCAATAGCAGTCGGATCTGAACCTGTTAGATCAACAACACCATCAAACTCTTGGTCACTCATTCGTTTGTTCCTTTCAGCTTTTCCCATAGGATAGGGATGGTAGGATTCAGTTCGATCGCATCAAACGCTCCGGTGCGATCTTTAGCGATAGTTGTTTCGGTCTTCTGAAACTGCATGTACCTATTGATTACTCCATCTTCACTCTCCGCTCTGTAGTATCCTACCACATCGAGAAACCCTGGAATGTCAATCCGTAGCTTACCTACAAGCTTCGGCTGATAGATCATCCTCATGTTGTTATCACGCTCGGACTGAGAGTGACAGTTGAAGATGACATTGCAGGGTAGATCACGGAACGCTCTTGCAAGCTTACGCATATGCGTTCCACTCTTGCCATAGCCACGCTGATCAGGAACGTCAGCATCGATCTTATCATTCACCTTAGCGAAGGCGCTCATGACTTCAACAAGATCAAGTTGCTGTAGCTCAGAGAACGTATCGATACCTACTGTACCGTAAGGGAATTTCTTACCATCGGAGGGGATCGCGTTGAACAGGTCACGGTATGCTCCGATCAGTTGGTTGACCGAACGAACCTGAATCACATCGATGTCCTTACGCTTGCGAAGCGTCGTAATCCCACCATCGATATCGATCACGAGAAGGGGGCTAGTCTCTTTATGATCCTGTGCGGTACCAAGCAAGTGAGTCTTCCCCACACCCGGCTCGCTATAGAACATAGCATTGATCCACTTGATTGACTCAGCAGGATGCTGGACTCCAAGCTTCTCACGTAGTGCTGTAGTTGTCAGTTTGTTACCTCCTTCCGCATAAGATCTTCTACAGCCTCAAGATAAGGGGCAATCTTTTCTTTGTCGCCCTCAATGATGATAGAAGTACGTCCTGTCTTTTCCATCACCATCATAAGTTCATTTTCATCGGGTACAGACATACCTTGGTACTCGATACTAACAGTCAGATGCTCGCGCAGAAAATCATTTGGTGAGTGTCGATAGATATGAATCTGCGGCCAATTCATTCCTCTATCTCCCCGTAGTGATACTCTGCGTAATACCAACCTTTACAGAACTCACAGTAGATCATATCAGTGCGGGGGTAGGCTTGAACCGTGGCAACAGTATCACCTACCCCCGCGTCTTCAGCTAGGAGGGGAATACTAGCCGAAGCTTCATCAAACTCTTCCTTGGTGATTACTTCAAAGAGGTTCATTCGCCATCCTGTGAATAGCCGTACTTCGCTAGTATTACTTCGATGTTACGCCTTGCTCCATCTGCACGTTTACTCGCTCCAATCCAATGATTTCCTCTTGCCTTTCTCATTCTACCTTTAGCCCAGGTAAGCACCATGATAGGCTTGTATAGTTCATGTACCATCTCGTCAATGACTTCTCTATCGGTCACGGTTGTTCTCATAGCTGTCTATGATACTCATAGCCGCGTCAAACTCGGCAGCTAGTAGATCATAGGCCGCAGTCATTTCGTCGGGGAGATTTCCACTAAGATGCGCTGCGACTGTAGCCTTAGCTTCTTCGTACATTTCGTAGCTAGTGACTTCGATATCCATGTCACGCTCTTTGGCGCTATCGTAGTCTGCGTATTTATCGGTCACGGTTCTTCTCATAGCCGTCTGCGAGCATACCTTGCCAGTCTGATCCGTCGTCCGCAGAGATGCATGGTGCGCGGAAGGCACACTGTAGACACCTGAATTCACCTGACGGACTCGGATAGATTGCAGGTTCGTTGAGCATATCGCGTGCTACCATCTTTATATGTGAACCCGTATTGTATATCTCAGCAAGATTACGGGTAACAAGGTCACGTTGGATAAACAACGAGTCACCCATCTCACAGAGGTAGGTGTAGTACGCCTGTGCCTTCTCGTCATTGCGGAACCAATCTTCAAGGTTGTCATTGCCGACGATTGCCTCTTTGAATAGTTCGGCAGTAGTACCTTCCTTCTGTCGATCCATCGACGGGAATCCACGAGACGTGAAGGTAGGCACCTTCGGGTAGTTCTTACGTACAGCGTTGTAGACCACACGATCTACGATGCCGTCCTTCCACGGAAGGTCAAACAACTTGGACTCTTGGATCGTAGCCCACAGATACGTACTGCACTGCTCGTCCTTATCCAGCTTCGCGAAGTAGTCCTCATTAATTCGTGCCGCAGTCTTATGGTCGATGATCCCGAACTTATCCATCTCGGGATAGTAGATCACAGCGTCACGCTTGCCACGTGCATGTACCTCAAGCTTTTTGTTATAGTTAGGTGACTCCTCACGGATGTCGAATGATTCAAAGCCAAGGGGAATACTAAAGCTAGACTCGGCAGCAATGACCACAAAGTCATCAACACGTTCAGCATATGACTTGTAGAATTCCATCATACCGATACCCAGGGCAAGATGCGTACCTACTTCATCCTGCACTAACTCGACGTTGGGCAACATGTCTTTCAGTCCACGTACCTTGTACTGATGATTCACAACAGGACAATCAGGCTTGTGTCCATTCTTGGTAGCTCCACGTGGTTCGATGCCACACGTACAATTATCTGCTACGTGAGGATGAACGTCATACAGAAGATCAAGCCACTCAGCACCTACGACGCCACCCTCCCATTGAAACTGAAACCATGTCTTGAAAGACTCAACAGGATCATGGCGAAGGATCGGATCGTAATACTTCTCAAGTGCGTAATGGATACCCGTCCCGAACCATAGTGGGAAGTTGATACCATGAATCTCAACCTTACGCCGTAGATTGTTCCGCGTAGGTGAAGTCCAATCCCAGTAGCGTCGGCAGCGTTTGAAGCTAGCTATGTCCGACCCGTGGATCGGGATGATATCGAATTTGGACGGTATTGCAGGTGGGGCTGTAACAACCGAGGTTGCCATATAACCATCCTATCTTATTCGGGAGCCGTCTCCCTCTGGAAAGGAAAGGATACCTTAGCAGATTTTGCAGTTAATGTCAAGGGGTTAATTGCATCATTTTTATTCGTCGTAACGCAACTTGCGAACTGAATCGAGCTGCGCCTCCGTCCACGGCTCGGGGAGCTGGCAGGTACAAGCCTCGTCCGACTCGCACGCCCCGTAGCGGCAGCTACCGCCCTCCGTGAGCGGTGCGCGAACGAGCCAGGGGAGGAAGTCGTCTGAGAGCAGGGCCTCGACTGGAACAGTCTCAGTGCCTCCGTGACTGCGCTGTATCTTCATTGGATAGCCTTCCATATAGCTTCGATGTGTGCTGAGGTAGATGTCTCACCTAGGTAGAGTGAAGCACCTTTCAGATTGGAGATCGCATTCAGCTTGGCTTCTACAATAGCTGGTGAAGGTTTCACGATGGTCACGTCATCGCCGTAAACCCCCACAGTGGGGAACACCTTGTCTTTATCTTGGAAGCCTAGCACCATGCCTGAGTCTACACTGTTTGTTTTGTAGTCAAACATGCGACGACCCGACTTGATAACCATGTAATGAAAGTTACCCTCTTGCATGGGAGTAACTGCGATACGGAATAGTCGATTAGCCATGAGGTCTTTAATTACACAGTTGGTACCACCATCCCATGCCACCACACGACCCCAACGATTCGTTTGCTTCGTATTGTTGACGATTGGCTGAATCTGATAGTCCCAACCCACATGGATTTGTTGCGGACGAGTAACAGAATCATAAAGATACTTTGGAGTCGAGTCAGGAAACTCATTCCAGTATGATTGCGGAGCG